CCGGATTGCCCCAAACCGACACCACCACAGGATCTGATGCAGACGCCCCCAGAATTACAGACATTGAAGTATTAGAAAACGCGACCGGCAACTACGCAACTTGCCACGACATCAGGCAGGACTTGATCAGCTTGCAAGAGTGGGTGCGGAGGACTTATGAATCTAATCCTTGAGCGGTTTAGCTACGCCCCTGACGGCACGTTCGGGCGGCTAACACTTCCATCTGGTCGTGTCCTGTTTACCTGTGAGCAACCATGGAATGGTAACGCCAAAGGTAAAAGCTGTATTCCCGAAGGTGAATATCAGATGAAAATGCGCCGCAGCCCTGTTGTACAACGCAGCAGCGGCGGGAAATATGATGATGGCTGGGAAGTGATAGACGTGCCTGGCAGAACCTACATTATGATCCATCCGGCAAACTGGCCTCATCAACTGCAGGGGTGCATTGCGCCAGGCATGGGCTATACGATCATTTCCGGAAAACAGGGAGTCAGTAGCAGCCGGGCGGCATTTGATTTGTTGATGGATGAGCTGGATGGAGAGGAAGCTGCGTCAATCGCCATACATCAGAAGCGTGCCGACTATCCTTAAGTCGTGTTCATTTTTGTGCTAACAAGTCAGGGTTTTCATGTATATTCCCCACCACTTCAACGGTTCCCTCATAAACATGAGAGAAAAGAAGTGACTCATCATTGTTGCGAAAAACGTTAAAGCAAGCGTCTTTGTAGAACACCTCAGTGGTAAGTGGGATCATGTTCCCATCCTCATCCCGGTCTGCATCATCAATCCTGACAATATCACCCTCATAAATCTCAACGCCGTTCTTGTCTTTAAGTCCAGTGAACTGCATTAATTCGGCGTCACCATCCCGACACGACCAAATAACGCCGCCGAAACAGTTAAAATCAATAGGCGTTTCAAATGGATCCTGTCCTTCCTCTCTGAACTCAAAAGAGTATTCAACGTTTTGCCACATCCGTTTACCGTCCCAGGCTCTAAATTGTATATCTCTCATTTCTTGCCCTCCTTCCCAATATTATAACCATCTAAGCTGAATACAAAAATGCAGGGTATTGATTGTTGCGTTCCTGCTACCAAAACCAGATCACACCTGCTATCATTTGCACCTCGTAAGGCGTTTGTTTTCCCCAGTGTTTTCCCCAGACGATTATTTACGTCACACTGAAATTTCACAAATCCTTACGCACCAACGGTTTCGGGGCATGGCGCAGCCTGGTAGCGCACTTGCATGGGGTGCAAGGGGTCGTAGGTTCAAATCCTACTGTCCCGACCAAATTTCTCAGTCATCGTCTTCATAGTCCAATCTCAAAGTGTGACTTGATTCACACTTCTCAGTGTTGTAGTTTAGCAAGCATCTTTTTTCAGATTGCGTGGTAAGGACATCACACGCTGCAAGTGAGGAGCAAGCATGGAAGCGAGAGCTGAATCGGAGTGTGGGCAACTTCGAACCTGGGGCCTGTTTGAGGTTATTGAAACCGGGGAACAACACATCATCGGGCATGCCACGGCATATGGCTTTGACGTCATTACCCAGCCGCTGGCACATGTCGAATTTAATCCTAAAACCAAATCCGGTATGGCTGTCACTAACAATGGCATTCTCTATTCTTTGCAGGGCAAGCCATTGAAGTTCGGCGTGAAAGGCCATGAACAGTTACGTGAGTTTACGACGATTCATAACTGCTCAATTAAAGTGCTCAAAGTCTGATTTATTTCACGCAAATTTCGCAGCGCCCTGATAATTTAGATACCGAACTTCGATAGCTAAAGTTCACTCCACCTTCAAACCAGTTCATTCCCGGTGAGCTGGTTTTTTTTGTCTGAAATTCAGCCAGCATTACTTGCCAGCCTGACACGATTTTCAGGTATCAAATCATAGCGGCGATATTGGCTGACTTTCATTAGTGCCATGGGTTAGCCCTTATCGGCCTGCTGACGGAGTTCGGCGCTGTACTGGTGTTTTGCATCTGCAACACACCGCGTCAACCAAGACAATTCTGTATCAAAATCCTCTAATTTATGAACGCGCCGTGCTTGATGAATAATCTTGCAGCAGAGGTTAGTTGGATGGTAATCCTGAACAGATGCCAGATTGACTGCTTCTGTTTCCATGATGGCGGAACCCAGCGCATCCATGCCGTCACCACCTTTACCGTTGTAATAAGCGTCACGTATTCGGTAAATTTGAGCCTTAAGCTCATTGATGGTTACAGCTTGCCGCCAGTTTTCAGCCATCAGCTCGCCCATCACCTCAGCGCTAACGTCCCAGTTTGGTTTAAATTCCTCACTCATTCACATCACCTCGCCTAGCATTTCTGAGCGCCTTACTTTCTCTGTACCAGATGCATTGCCACCACCCACCTTTTGCCAGCCACATCAGTTCAATGCCTGGATCAATCCGGAGCCATAACCGCCACAATCTAAAGTTGTATTTACTTCCCATTCACATCACCTCAATTCAAATGCAGCCAAGCCAGCAGTGATGAAGCCATGCCGATAAACAGCACGATCACACCTGCGAAGCCGAAGAATATGCCGCTGTAGGTATCCAGCTTGATAAAGGCCCCGATAAACAGTAGGCCCACCACTATCAATATCCAGTTCAGTGCTATCCACATGGGTTCACCTCAACAAGTCGTTTTCAGTCGGCGCAGGAGTTTGCAGGTGCGGTTCAGATTCCTGCCGTATTTGCCTCTGCGTGGTGCCGAATAACTGAATGGATTCATATTGGTAAGCGGACGGTTCATTTCGCCACCTAATAGCGCCAGTGCTTGTGTGAGTTCTGCTTTTCTGATCATGGTAGTTTCTCCACAGAGAGCGCCACATAGTTGGGCTGTAAACCCAATCCACTATGAATGTGTGTGATTGCAAAAACGTGCTTCACCACAGTGCTGCTGAACTTGTTTTCAACAAATTCCAGCGTGTCCCCGCGATGGTAGTCACAATCGTTTATTCGAATCTCGACTTTCTTTATGCCAGATAGCAGGTTCTCAAGCCGCTCCTCGGTAATCTTTAATTTGTGGTTCATGACTGCACCACCTTTGGCTTCTCAGCCTGAATGGCTTGGTAGACTTCTTCACGGTGAACAGAGACGTCTTTTGGGGCATCGACACCAATTCTGACCTGGTTACCTTTGACGCCGAGGACGTTGACTACAACGTCGTCGCCGATGATGAGTGATTCGCCTACGCTTCTGGTTAAGATCAACAATTTGCTATCCTCCTAAGCTGTCATTTCGTCAATAAATAATTGGGCGTCTTCCAGTGTTTCAAAGCCTGACTCAACCCAGTTAAGCATGCTGTTGTCCCAAATATCCCAGGTGTTATCTTCTGGGCTCGCAACAATGGCGTAGCCTTTGTAATTGCTCATCCTTCTTCCTCCGTTTCCTTAACAGCCTCAGATGTGGGTTTGTCGCACCACGGGCAGAAAACAAGGTTTTCGTCGTGTGGTGATTGATGTGCTTCCCAGTCGTGATGACAGCGGGTGCATTTGTAGTTGCGGGTGGTCATGAGGCTGCTCCCCATTGCTCTGCCATTGCGTTAGCCACACCCGGGAAAGTTGTGCTTCTGATTTTCCATCTGTCTGGCCCGGGCGGGCACCGGTGAACCCAGGACCATGCTTTATGTTCTTCTGTGCCGGGTTCTGGTGTATCCAGTTTGTTTGTAGGTTCAAGCTCTGGCAGGCCAATCAGTTCAAAACCAGTTGCCTTGAATGCTTCATCACCAAACCACCAAGGCTGAACAACATGGCGTTTAATCCGTCCAAGCGCTGCCCGGGCATAAACGTGCATAACTGGGTTCTCAATGGCTTTCTTTGGAATCGGTGCATTTCTCAACGCTTTGTAAAACTCCACCGCCTCAAAGAACTCTGTCCAAATCTGTTCAAGCGTTTTCCCGGGAGGCGGGTTTTTAAGCCAGCGGACGCCGCTGTTTGTCAGTCTCGTGCACGGTGGATGTGCAACCATCATGTCCCAGCCATCATCCAGAATATCCAGCACGTTTCCCTGATAATGAGGCCCGGGTGAATCAGTTGGCAGTAAGTCGCAACTCATGGCGTCATACCCCCCCCTGATAAAGGCATCACGGACTCTGCCGGAATATTCGCAGGCAACTAAAACCTTCATACTCCCTCCAATTCAAATTCATACCCGCAGTCGTTGCAGGTGAGTCCGGGCATGTGGCCGGTGCATTTCGGGCATTGGTCGAGGCGGCGGGTCACGGTGCTGCCGTCGGGCATGCCTTTGAAAAAGTCTCTTTTGTGGTCAACCTGGATGATGTCGCGCTGGCGAATCTTGATCGGGTTGCCGTCTGTCCATGCCTGGCCTTTCGGGCAGTCGCGTTGCGGGTGTTGCATCACGCGCGGCGCGTTGCAGTCAGGGTTGGTGCAGGTGGTGCAGTAGCCGATTTGTGTCATGCTTCTAACTCCAGCTGCGGCTGTTGAACTGCTGCAGCACATTTCGGGTTTAACCATGCACACTCAGTGCGTGGTACCGTTCCACGAAAACCTGATGCCCTCGCAGTTTTCTGGTGCAAACTCCAGTGTGTTAACCGGGATGAATAAAGCTCAGATGGGTAACCACTCAGGACGACATAACCCTGAACCTGATTCAGCATATCCAGCAGCTGGACATGATCGTCATCGGTCATTTCGTGGCGATAGGTTTTCTGGCCAGACCTTTTACGGGTATCCAGCACATAGGGTGGATCTACAAAGAAAAGCGTTTCAGGTGAGTCATGTGCAGCAATTAGATCTATTGCCGGACGGTTCTCAATGATCACGCCCTGCAGGCGTTCGCAGAATGCGGCGATGTTTTCCGGGTACCGCCCCCAAATATGTGATGACAACGAGTAAGAACGCTTGCTATCACTTCTGAAACCTGATGTATTTCCTGATGCAGCACCGGTACCGAATCCGGCCTGCGACCTGAACAGCATGCGTCTAGCCATCTCAATGGGATCATCTGTCTCTTCGTATGCCCTGATAAACTCTTCTCTTGAGAATGGCGTAAGTTGGCATTGCTCTATCAGGCGTTTTGCCATTTCAGGATCTCTGAGTACCTGAAACACATTGACCACCTCTTTATCTAGGTCGTTGTAAACCTCTGCATAACTGCGTTGCTTTTGCATTAGCACTCCTGCAGCACCGCCAAAAGGCTCGACATAGCATTCATGAGCAGGAAAGAAAGACATGACCCATTCCGCCAGGCGAAACTTGGCACCGTGATACCTCATAACTGGTGATTTAATTTGTCCTGTCATGCCTTACTCCTTGTCATTAAGTCTGCGGTGGCCGGTCGCTACTCCGGCTATCTAGGGCCTTTTGTCCAGAGCTTCGGCCTTTACGTGGTGGGTAGCTCTTAAACCCATGCGTGTCTGCTTTCCACGCCGCACCGCATTAGAGAACAACCTGAGCAAGGGCCAAAACAAAAAAGGCAAGGGCTGCTCTGTAATACAAGGCTGGTTACGCCAGCCACTCGCTCCGGTTGTTAAAATGGGATCTCGTCATCCATATCGTTGCCATAATCCGGCCCGGCCTGTGCCGCTGCTGGTTGAGGTGCGTTATTCACTGACGCGGAGTTGTCGCCCTTGCTATCCAGCATCGTCATTTCATGACACACGACTTCGGTGGTGTACTGGTCTTGCCCTTGCTGGTTCTGCCATTTACGGGTCTGGACTCTGCCTTCAAGATAGACCTGCGAGCCTTTGTGCAAATACTGCTGAGCAATCTCGCCAAGCTTGTTTCTTAACACCACTCTGTGCCACTCGGTGCGCTCTTGGCGCTCGCCGGTTTGCTTGTCTTTCCAGGTTTCGCTGGTAGCGACACGCAGATTGCAGACGCTGCCGCCAGAAGGGAAGCTCCGAGACTCAGGCTCTGCGCCCAGGCGACCAATAAGTGTTACGCGATTGACGCTCATACTGCCTCCGTTTTTAACTGCTCTAAGTAGTTTTTATGGTTTCCAACGGGCTTGCCATTACTTGAGCGCCACTCAATTTGCAGTTCGGTCAGCCTGATCTCACCTTTCACTGTCGTCTTGTAGTAAGCTCCGCTATCGTCCTCAGCCACACGCTCAAGCATTTTCTGGTTGAGAAGCTTGTAAACCAGTTCTGAGAGGTCTGTTCTGCTGCTCTCGTCAATATCAACGTGAAGACCTTCCTCACGACTTGCGAAATAGAGAACTTTTTCTGTTGTGTATTTCTTTCTTGATGCCATTGCTTGCTCCTTATGCTGCTTCCTTAATCTTTTTTGGTTCAAACTTATCCAGAAAATCGGCCTTAATCGCCTTAGCCAATTCGATACGCTTAGCGAGAATCTTGATAAACGCCTCGTCACGCTCAACGATGATGTGTTTGAACTGCATATCTTTTCGCTTGGCGTATGGGTTGTAGTTGGCGAAATACCAGTGGTCAGAACCAGTTGCCAGCATGGCGGTCTGAACCTGCACAAAATGGTCAAAGGCTGCTTCCATCAAGTCTTGATTCGTGTCAATCAGCAGGTTCTTTGCATGAACCAGCGGGCTTTTGCACTTTACCTCTGCGCCGGTTTCAACCAGGTCGATGTCATCAAACAGGACTCCATCCGGCGTGCAGCCGACCTCATTGCTGTGAATGTGGATCTGATCGTCGCCGGTATGCAGAAACTCACGACCAACGACTTCTGATAGCTTCATCATGCATTCCAGTTCGCGTTCCTCACCGTTCTGCGTATGTACAGTGCTAAAGTTCAGGCTTGGGTCTGGCTCAAACAGTGTTTCCATTGCCTTTTCTTCTGCGTAGGTCACAAGGCCGGTTGGTGGTATTTCTGCCTTAATCACTGTCAGCGTTTTTTGAATCATTTCGCCGGTCAGCTTGAACTTGAACTTTCCAGCCAAATCACCGACCAAAAACCTGCGCTCACCAGCCTCATAAAGCGGCTTGATGACTGCGTAAACCTCTTTGAAGCCTTTGAAGTCTTTGTCTGGCTCCGGAATATCCCAGCCAGCCATAAGGCGATGGTTTTCGCTGGCCGTAAAGTTGCCAGCGCGTGCGATCAGCATTTCTTCACTAAGCATTTGCAACTTCTCCCTCAAGTGGCTCGTACTCTTTCAGCTTGAAAACCTTCTCCAACTGGGAAGGGCTGAGGCGGTAGGTGTTTGAGAGCTGTGTGATGATCGCCATTGCTGGTTTTTTGCCTTCTTCAACCAGTTCTTTCCACTTCGGAAACATTTCATCCAAGCGCTCTTGTGGGTATTCTTTGGATTCTGATGCTGCTGCCTGCTGTGCCATTTGCTCGGTGTTGTTGACGATACCCATAGCCTCAGCAAGCTGAGATTCAGCTAGGTCAATCGGGAACTTGGAAAGCACCTGTTTGATAGCCTTAGCCGCAAACATTTGCTCAGCCCAGTTGTCGTGAGGACTGTATTTTTTCCCGCCTTTACCTTCTTTCCCAGCGCTGGGCGACATGCCAATAATCTTTCTGATCATGTCGGCAGCGACAAAGGCGTGTGTTTTGTTGCCGGTTTTGTCTTCCAGAATGGAGACGATAACGCCGGTCAGGTTCTGCTTGGCCCATGCGTCATCAGAGCCGTTACGTCGGCTGTGGTCAGGGTTAAATACGATCTCCCTGTCGAAACCAAAGCCGGACTGGTGGAACTCGTCGCACTCATACACGACATCAGCAACAACGGAGTAACCAGCGCGCTTAGCCAGCACCTGCCAGCCTTTATAGCCGCAGTCGAAAGATGCTGTGCCGCCATAGTTGACGATATAGCCCTGACCAGCTTCTAAAGGCAGGTCGAGTGTCAGCGCCTGAATACCGCAGTTGATGATTGATTCTGGCGTGCATTTGTCCATGCCATAGCTCAGGCTCATTTTTAAGATTCGAGTTTTGAATGCTTCAATCTTTTTCGGATTGCTGGACAGCAGGCTGTTTAGCTGTTCCTTGATACTGTCCAGCGCAAAAGCATCCATCACTTTTGTTTCGCGTACTGATAGTTGATTACTCATCAGTCAACTCCTTGTCATTGTCTTCTGTCTGCTGCTCAGGCTCTTGCCCGAATGTTTGTTTAAAAAAGTCAGCGGCTTTGTCGCCAACTTGGCTATCGAATCCTTCAAGCATTTTGTTCTCCACGCCCGCTGCACATATCAGCATCGTTAATGCGAATAAAAGGCCGATATTGCTGTTGATAAACTTGTTCATGATTTGGCTTTGGCGATTGCTTTGTGGGCTTGTTTAATGCCCAGCCCGAAATGTGCGCCAGTATCGAAGCCGTAGGTCTCAAGCTGGGCCACAAGATGCTCAAGCGCCTCTAGCAAATCAGGAGCCGCTGCTATTAGCTTGGCGTTGGCTTGATGCGCTACAAACTCTTTATTAATAAAGCAAACCTCTACTCCTCCAGCCATACCCGCATCTGCATAAACATTCTCAGAGGCAATCCAAGGCCCTTTCGTATAACTCATACCGCCTGCCTCCGTAAGTAATGCGGCACAGTCTCAAAACTCTCGACTTCTTCCGCTTCCAGCTCTGCCAGTGGCGTTGCCAGTTCGATTGCCTGCTCTTTAATCCAGGCTGAGAGGTTTTCAGTTCTGATGAGCTGGTCAGCGCCTGTGTTGGTGACGATGCCGGACAGCATGACTTCGTAACTGATAGTCAGGGTTGTGCTGTCAGCAATAAATTGCAGCACATCGGCAATCTTGTATGTCGCACCGTTAAGCTCGTAGCCGGTTGAGATAATCTGTTCTGCAATCTCTGTGGCGCGTTCTTCAATCCATTCCTGCTTATCAAGCTCACGCTGAGTCTCGGCGTCGTGTTTGTTGAAGTCGCTAATTACTGGGTCGTTCATGACAGCACTCCTGTAGAAAATTGAACGAGATAGGGAAGAAAAGTCATCAGCAGCATCGTGGCTACAAAAACCAGCATTGCTGTGCCCAACATGAAATGCAGTATTGACGGCTTTGCTGGTGTGGTTTTGATTTCCACTGAGCAGGTGCCTACTTGCTGTGTATTCATTCCCTATCTCCTTATCCGATTCTGGCGAGGTGGCCGGTCGCTACTCCGGCTGCCGCTATCAGTGCGCCTCTGTGATTGTGCTGATAGCCGGAACTTCCGTGGGCGCTTGTTCCCGCCCTTCCCGCGTGTCTGCTTTCCACGCCGCACCTCATAAATATTCAGCCCTGATTGATTCGCGTGGCGCTTGGCCTGTGCTAGTCAATCCAGAAACCGGCTGCTTGGGTTTTCTCGTGTTTATCCATCACTGTTTGCCGGTGTTTCTGTGACTGTTGGATAAGACTTTAGCAAATGCTGAATATTAAAGTCAAGCAAATGCTAAATATTCTGCTTAATTTGCTAAATACCGTGCTTTTCAGCCAGTTATAAATACCTTTTTGGGGGATGGTTTTTTGTTTTTGCGGTGATAAAGTGTTGCTTATCGAAAACACAAGGAAGAGAAATGAAGAAGATTGCTATTTTTGCTGTGCTGACTTTAACCGGATGCGCTCAATCAACTGGAGTCATGAAAATGGGGCCTGATACATTCAGTGTTACAGCAGACGCGCTTGGAGCCAGCAACGCTAAGCAGATTGCGCTGACAGAGGCCAGCGGTCAATGTCAGTCAATGGGTAAGGAAATACTGGTAACAAATACCAGCTCAGGTAAAGATCGGGCAAGAAGTGTCTACGAGGTGACTTTTAGGTGTTTGGCGAAAGGTGATCCTGAGTTGCAGCGGCCATACTACGAGTCAGCGCCTGATGTGGTTGTGGAGAGCAGGTAACAGTTAGAACTTCCGCCAGACCCAGCGAACAACCTTTTTCACACCATTAATGAATTTTAAGTAATAGCTCACCGCTCAGAAATGAATGATGTGAGACTGAAAAGTAATGCGGATAGAATGAAAAAGCCAAGCGCGCCCAGGATCTGAAAATGGATGATGCTGGCAATCATCGCAAACAATGAAGCAAGGGCGGATAGAAAAAGCGCCCAAACCCAAAGCCATCGACGAGTAAGCAGGTATGTTGCAAGAATTAATAGCGCAATAGTGCCAACTACTTCCATATTGATTAGAGGTCTTTGCCTTCCCACACCTTAAGCACCCGGCCAAAGACCTCTAAATCCATATCCCCGGTAATTGTCCAGTCCCTGTAGTCTGGGTTCTGTGAGATAACCAAAATTCCGCCTGGCGTTTTCTGCAGCCGCTTCACATAACCCTCATCACCAATACGGAAGAAGTAAACCGCGTCGAAATCAACCGCATTGATGCCGGTATCAACAATCAATGGATCACCAGAGTTATAGAGACCCTTCATCGAGTCGCCCAGGCCTGTAATGATACGCAGATTGTCCAGGCCGGTATTCGCAGGTAAGTGACTGCTGGCCCATTCAGGCGTAACACGCCAGTCGATAACTTCTCCCTCTGTTTCGAGTAGATATGCACCTTTACCCATAGCTCCCCTCACATCCGTGTACTGCTGGATTGTTATGAAATCACCATCCGGCTGATTTTTGATTGCCACATTCTCAAAGTCGTTGAGTTCATCAATATCAAGCCATAGGCGAGGCAGTGAAAGCAGTTCTTCAAACTTTCTTGCAGTTTTTTCACTAAAATGCCTACCAGCTCGCATTACTTGAGATAAGTAACCTGGCGTGACATCCATTTGATCCGCGAGCGCAGCCTGAGAGCCGTAAAGCTCTACCAGTTCTTTCATGCGCTTTCTTCGGTGGTCATCAATCGTCGATTTATTCATTGCTCAAATCTAGCATTTGCTAATAACAGATTCGATAAGCATTAGCTGAATATTTCTTGCAATACAGTTAAGCATTTGCTAAATTCACTCCCATGAACCTTCAAAACTACATAAACAGTTTGAGCCTGGAGGAGCTGCAGGAATTTGCAGACAGAGCTGATACCTCTGTTGCATACATCAAGCAGTTGGCAACCGGGCACCGCAAAGCTGGCGCTAAGTCAATTTTCAATTTGATAGCTGCTAGTGGCGGTGTTCTCACGCCTGAATCACTCCGGCCAGACTTCAAGAAAACCGCATAAACGCCAGCCCTGATGCTGGTGTTTTTGTTTGCCCGGTTACGGGGTTTTAAGCATGGACTTTCCATGATTTCAGATTAACCGAGTCATGGGGAACTAAAAATATTTAAATCTGGAGCCTGTAAACATGAACCAGCTTGATTTAGCCATCTACAACACCGTCCATGATTTCAGCGAAGGGACACAGGCTTTAGCTGATCTGATGGGCGTCAGCAGACAAATCCTGCTGAACAAGGCCAACCCGAACACGGAAAACGCCTATTTCTCACCAGCCCAGCTTATTCAAATTCAAAAGCTGACAGGCAATTTCAGTATCAACGAAGCATTAACGGCAATGGAGGGCAAGAAAAAGCCCACAGAGGCCAGTTTCACGCGATTACTGCTGCAAATCACGGATGAACTAGGGGTAGCCGCTCACATGGTCAATGAGGCGCTTGACGATCACATTCTGACTGAACGGGAGAAAGCGGATTGCCTGAAGCAGGTCGGCAAGGTCAGTGACGCTTGCGACGATCTTAAACAGGCCCTGCACACGCAGGATTCCAGCAGAAAGATTTCGGTGGTTTAGAAATGAGAAAACCCGCCATTAGCGGTGTTGGAGCACCTGGCGGGTTTGAACAAGTACAGAGGAATTATATCACATGGCAAAAGTAGTTTTTGATTCAGAAAAAGAGCTTGAAAACATGATCGTGTCCAGCATGAAGTTTCATGCTCACTGCCCTATCACCGGCGACGTTGTTGATCATGTATTTCAGCAGCTACCGCTGGGCGCTTATGGGATCACCGACATAGTAACCATGAATTATGAGGCCATCCCTGGTGATCCGCCAAAAATTCACTACCGGATAATTGAGGTTAAAAAAGATTCTATAAAAACAGATTCGGTAGCTCAGCTATCCCGCTATATAACTGGCCTAAGACAGATATTGTCAGAGACAAAAATAGGCCATGAATGGGACGTGTCAGGCATTCTTGTCGCCCCTGATATTGATATGTCAGGAGATACCTGCTTCATGTGCGAGCAAGCGGAAGATATTCATGTATTTATCGCATTCTGTGATTTGGAGACCGGCCTCAGATTCACCAGTTCATCTGGATGGAAATATAGTGAAGTAGCCCCCCAAGAGGTAACTCTTAAAGCCATCTCAAAAGTAGATTCGGAAGTGCGTGAACTCATGCTGCAGCACACCACAGAAATGGAGGCTGCAAATGGCTAATAAACTGCCCTGGCTGAGACTCTATTCAAGTGCTGTCGATAACGAAAAGCTACGCCTTATTGCCTTTGAAGATAGATGGCATTTCATCGCTTTGCTGTGCCTAAAACAGCAGGGAATCCTTGATGAGAAAGACGACCTGCTAGAGAGGAAAATAGCTGTCAAGTTGGGGGTTCAGCTGCGTGAGCTTGACGAGATCAAGAGACGGTTAATTGAGGTTGACTTAATAAACGACGGTTTTCAACCTGTTGGATGGGAGAGTAAACAATTTAACTCTGACAGCTCCACAGAAAGGACTCGTAAGTACCGACAAAAAAAGAAGAAAAAGGAAAGTGACAAAAATGAAACGTCACAAGAACGTCACAGTGACGGACTAGATACAGATACAGATACAGATACAGATACAGATACAGATACAGATACAGATACAGAAAATAAAAAAACATCGTCGCAAGAGTCCGCTGAACGCGTTGCCCTGTATCTCCACAAAAAAATCGTTTCTGAAATCCCAGAGGCTGAAAGTCTCGATCACGAGAAATGGATTGTTGAGATAGAGCGGTCCATTCGCCTTGATGGCCGCACAGAGCAGCAGCTAATCGACATCATTGACTGGATTTACTCTGATGGCCGTTTCTGGGTGGCAAACATTCAGTCCGGCAAGAAGCTGCGCGAGAAGTACATCACGATGGTTTCTCAAATGCGCAGGCCAGCCTCAGACAAAAAACGATCACGCCGCCCTGGCGAATTTCCCAGTGAAAACTACATCAACGGGGAGGTTCTATGAACCGTGCCGACAAATCAGAGTTTGACGTGGCCCTGTGTGCTGCGTTGCAGGTGTTCGACAAACCGACACCAGACGAGACTGTTATCGATATTTGGATGAGCGTACTTGCGCCTTACTCACTGCAGCAGGTGAAGCAAGCGCTGCGGCACCACGTTTCCAAATCTAAGTTTGCACCGAAGCCCGCTGACATCATCGAAATCATCAACCAGCAAGACGGCCGGCCTTCATCCGACGAAGCATGGCCGATTGCACTACAGGCAGCGGATGAAGCGGCCACAGCGGTATGGACTGCCGAAATCGAACAAGCCTGGTTCCACTGCCACCCGGTCTATGAGCAGGGCGACGAAGTAGGGGCCCGCATGGCATTCCGGCAGCACTATGACCGCCTGGTTAATGATGCCAGAGCAAACGGTATTCCGGTGAAGTGGAATGTGTCACTCGGACACGATCCGGACTTACGCAAAAACGCACTGGTTCAGGCAGAGAAGCAGGGGCTGATTGGTCATGAGCGTGTTGAGAATTTACTGCCAGCACCAGAACCAACAGGCGACGGTCAGCACGTTGCTGCCCTAGTCGGCTACGACAAAAAACCAGACGAAGCACCAAGCGCTGATGTGCAGGCGAATATCGCCAAACTGCGTGAGGCACTGGCTAAACCAGCACCGGACCGCAAAGCCGAGAAAGCAGTAGAGCAAAAAGCCACAGAAGATAAGCGCCGTGCAGAACTGGCAGAGCAACAGCGGCTGCTTGAACAGGCGCGTGATAACTACCAGCAGAAGGAAGCGACTCATGATGCGTGAAACCAGCCAAGCAGCTTACTACCAGCACAGCGTATCGGGTGCTTTGCTTACTCAGAAAATGTTCATCTTGGAATTTCTCAGACAGAACGGGCCAATGACTCGGCAGCAACTTGCAGACGCCATACCTGATATTGGTATCAATGCAGTGTGTGGCCGTATCAGGGAGATTCTTGACGAAGAACTGGCGGTGGAAACAAAGCGCGTTAAAAACCCATCCGGCAAGTCGGCTTATTTGGTGGAGGCGGTGTGAGCTTAGTCGAGGCTTTAACCCTCCTAATCCGCATCGAGTTCAGTCTGATTTTCGGCATCAATATCCTGTTCGGTTTGCTTGCGGTGGTGATGGCATGAGTTTCTTTAATCCGGACTTCTACCCAACACCAAAATCACTGGCCGCAAAAATGGCCGGCATGATTGATGGCAAGCTCAGCAGTCGGATACTTGAGCCGTCAGCCGGTAAAGGGGATCTGGCTAAGGCCGTCAGTGAGCGCTTTGACCGTTATCGCAAGCCGCAGGTTGAGTGTATCGAGAAAGAGCCAGAGCTGCGCTCCCTGCTCATCGGTGAAGGTTTCAAGGTGGTTGATACTGACTTCCTGGCCTACGCCAGCACAAAGCAATACGACACGATCATCATGAACCCGCCGTTCAGCAATGGCGACAAGCATGTGCTGAAAGCCTGGGAGATTATTTACAACGGTGACGTGATCGCACTGCTCAATGCCGAAACACTCAAAAACCCGTACACCGAATCACGCCGTTTGCTGGTTCGTATTGTTGAGCAACACGGCGAAGTCGAATACCTGCAGCAGCAGTTCAAAGACGCTGAGCGCAAGACCGATGTCGAGGTTGCTCTGATTCACCTGAAAAAACGTAACAGCATCAACTCTGATTACTTCCAGGGTATGAAAGCGGCCTTTAGCGAATACGAACAAGAAGGGCCAGCTAATCAACTGGCCTTGCCTGAAAGCCGCATTGAAAACATGGTGCTGGCGTTTACCAGTGCGGTCGATGCCAAGCGTAAAGCCTGCATTGCTGATGCTGAGGCTTCTTACTATGCAAACCTGATCCAGGGTAACGGCGACGACAAAACTGAAATGGTCAAAGATTCGCTGAACAGCTTTGTTGAATCTCTCAGGGAGAGCGCATGGCGCACCGTCGTCAATCTGGCTGATTTTCACAAGTACATGACTGAAAAAGTCCGGCAGGAGTTTGAGGCGCAGATTGATGTAGTCAGCAAAATGGAGTTCACCACAGAGAATATCAGAGCATTTCTGAAAAACCTGGTCGCAGATTACAACAACATCATCGACGACTGCATTGAAGAAGCCTTTGACCTGATGACGCGCTATTACCCAGAGAACCGCGCCCACGTCGAGGGTTGGAAAAGTAACGATTATTTCTTTGTCGGAAAGCGGGTTGTACTTCCGAACATGGGCGATACCTGGATGCTCGGAAAAAAGGTCAACTGGGACAAGGTTCGAGTTTTGGATGATATTGATCGCTCACTGGCGCACATCACCGGTAAGACGGAATACAGCAAGGTAAGCGACGCATTAAACGCTGATGACGTGGGTTATGGGCAGGCGGTAGAAAGTGAGTTCTTCAAAGCCCGGATATTCAAGAAAGGCACCGTTCACCTGTATTTCCGGGATATGAAACTACTAGAGCAATTCAACCTGATTGTCGGGCGTAAGCGTAACTGGCTGCCAAAAGCTGACGACAAAGTGCCGGAGCAATTCTGGGTGATGCATCGGGAGGCTGCATGAGAGCCAGAACTTTCATTGTTGAACCATCAATGCAGGGCTGGAACGGCTTCAATAATTATGTAAACAACCTGTTGCAATCCAACAAGCCGGTAACGCTGGAAGTTTTTGAAGGTAAGCGCAAGAAACGCAGCTTATCTGCCAACGCATTACAGGCGGTCTGGACTGGGGAAATAGCCGAGCATTTGAGCCTGACAGAGATTGAGTGCCGTTGCTATCTCAAGCGTGAGTTTGGCTTGCCAATCATCAAGGCCGCTGGCGACTACAGAGCAGAAATGGTGATGGGGTTCCTGGATAAGCATCACTACGACTACCTGGCAGTGGAAGAGCAAGATCACCTAATCAAAGACGTGCCGATTACGCGAATCATGAAACGGCATGAGCACAAAAAATTCATGGACAGGCTGCAGCTATTTTTTGCTGAACAGGGCTTGATATTGGAGGTTCGCTGATGATGCGCCGGGCCACAAAACGCAGCACCCGCGCAGTCAATGCCGAAGAAAAGCGGTTTATGCGAAGGAACAACCAGAAAAACATATCTGATGGTGATCAATATGGCGAGTTTCGGGTAATAGCTGCTTATTTCGAGAAGAGATACGGGGCCTGGTTTCACCAATGCAAGTGCTCATGCGGCAATGTACGCGTGATTCGCGGCGCACATCTAAGGTCTGGCGCTTCTTCAAGCTGCGGATGCATAAGAGGCCAGCTCTTATCAAAAAGCAAAAAAAAGCACGGCGATTGGGGAACAAGGACGTATCGAATATGGAAAGGAATGAAGGGTAGATGTTTAAACAAAAATAATAAGGCATATCCACGATACGGCGGTGCAGGCGTGACCGTATGTGATAGATGGGCGAGAAGTTATGAATCTTTTCTTGAGGATATGGGTGAGTGTCCAGACGGTCTATCAATAGACCGCATTGACAGCAGCAAGGGTTACTACAAGGAAAACTGCCGATGGACAACATGCAAAAAGCAGGCGGAGAACCGGCGCATATTACTTGGTGATACAGGAGTGAAGGGCGTTACCAAGCACGGTAAAAAGTATCGAGTAAATATATGCCACAACTATAAACAAATATATATCGGTCTTTTCGACACAATGAGCATTGCTATTAAGGCAAGGCGCGACGCAGAGGTTAAGTATTGGGGAGAAAACAATGCAGCGACGCCCAACTAGGCAAAGCCCAGCAGCAAACGCAGAGCAACGTAGATTCCTTGCATGGGTGAAAGAGCAGTCATGCGCCGTGTGTAGTGATTGGCCTTGCATCGCTCATCATTGTGAAGGGGCGACCTGGGCGCACAATAAAACCAAGTGTGGGCACTGGTTCATTCTACCGCTGTGTCAGGTTCACGATGATGTAGTTACTCAAGGCAGCCGGAGGCTATTCAGGCAAGAGTTTGGGCCGCAGTCAGCTTTATGGCTTCGGTTAATAAAGAAGTCGCCAATAAAGCCACCGCAGGAAGTAATAGATGCGATTGAGGATTGGGGCAGGTGAGCGACCTGTGGCCACGTCACTATGCAGCAAAGATACTGGCCGCACCAACAAAAGAGCAGCGGCGGGAATTGCTTAATGAAGTCCCAGAGCATTTACAGAACTGGGTTAAGAAAATCGTCATGAATGAGTTTGAGAGAAGGAAGGTAAGTAGTGGCAGACGAAGCAGATCGAGGTAACGAAGTTGCCGAGCGTAATTTGGAAATGGCATTGCAGGCGCATAAGACGGTGAAACGGGAAATGAGCGAGCTTTGTGTCGAATGTGACGACCCCATTCCAAAAGAGCGGAATGACGCATTAGGCGGGACTGACCTTTGTGCTGGGTGTGCCGGGCGGATGGAAGAACAAGCAAAGCATTTCAGAAAACAGGGGTGGTAAATGGGCATAGATGAAACGCTGAAAGAGCGTGGCAACCGTTACGGCGAGTTTAAAGACCATGCCGAAATCAGCCAAACACTGAAAGACGTGATGCGGAACATGCCCGGGTGGAACCGGCTCAGCGATGACAAGAAAGAAGCGCTGGAGATGATTCAGCATAAGGTAGCCAGGATATTGAACGGCGATCCGAACTATGCCGACAGCTGGCACGACATCACTGGCTATGCGCGACTGGTAGAGGCTCAGTTGGAGAATGAATGAAAGTCGTAATCGAACTCGACCTGCCTCTGCCGCTTTGGAACGACATCCTGACGATGCACTGGACAAGGCAGAAGAAATGCCGAGATTTACTGCACCGGTGCGCATCACGGTTACAAGTTATAGAAAGGCCGTCAGCGACACAGAAGGGGTATCTGTTAAAGCATTTCTCGACGGACTTGTTGCGAGAGGAATACTTGAAAACGATTCGTGTAAGCAGGTCAAAAAAGTCGAGTTTGAAACAGTCGTCGTTGGGCCGCGAGGCGAAGAAAAGACGGTATTGGAGATAACTGATGCATGCTGAGGTAGAGCGGGTTTACATGGATTTACTGGTTGAGATTGGCAGGGCCGGTAATGGCGTCACCGTCTTTCTTGTCTGGTCAAAGCAAAAGCACCGGTTTATGAATGTCCGAGAAAAGGATTACAGGGCCGAACTCATCGGCCACAAATATGACTGGATCGGAACTTACAAAGGTGGAGAAGGCCTGCCGTTTTACTCAGAAGTCTGCGAGGATATAAATGCGTTCATTCAAGAAGAAACACAGAAAGAGCACGGTTGTCGGCCCGAACTACAAAGACTTGCACAAGCAGGCTGACAGGATTCTTGAGCGCTGGGCTGCAGGTAAGTATGTCGGGATGCCAAACACGGACATGCGCTGCCCTGGTGAGCCTGACAATCAGTTACCGGCGGACGACCTGCAAGTGCAGCTCTGTCATCACCTGGCAGAAAGATGGAAATTGAGTGACCAGATCATTGCAAAGCGTCGCTGGGGTGCTGATGAGTCAAAACGCAGTATTCTGGCTATTGCCCGAAGCATGGGGTTTGGTCGAACAAAAGTAGAAAACCGCGTGGCCTGGATCAGGGATTGCGTCATCGAGTCATGCGTCAAAAACGTGAACATTTACCCCTGATTTTGTACACAAAAAAACGTGCAATTAACTGGTATAGTTCAGGTAAGGTGAGCGAAAGCTCAACACGAAACTGATAGCTGACGCGAGGCCAGCAGCGACCGATGGCAGCCCGAACCACAGTAGGGCGCGGAATCAGTTATCAATAATCCGGGTGGCGCGGTTAATCGGCCTGATGCTTTTGGATAAACGGGGTAGCACCAAGAGCGTCGATCCTACCCAGTGATGATGAATCGCTCAGCGGTTATAAGTCACCAGGCAGGCTGAGAGGTCTGCACCTTCTGTCTATGCTGAATTTAACCCTGTCAGGTTTTCCTGATGGGGTTTTTCTTTATCTGGGGCGCTGAAATGAAAAACCTGCTTGCAGTATTCATGATCGCCGCCACCGGAAACGTAGCAGCAGAGGATTGTGCTTTGGTCGGCCTCATGGCTGAAACCGTCATGCAGTCCAGACAGCAGGGATTAGGTATTGAGCTGGTCGCTAAAACGCGACTGCAACAGGATATGAAAAACTCCGCTTACCAGTGGCCGGGTTACTTCGGTGAAGACCGACAGAAAGCAATTACCAAGAGATTTAAGCGTGAATGGGTAGAAGCCTGTGAGCGTGGCATTTATAACTAAGGGAGTCCGTAGTGGGTTTAGCGGAATGGCTTACAGTCATTGGCATTGTAGTCACTGCGCTGACCGCTCTTGTCGGTTTCTTGTGGGCTGAAATCAAAGAGAACAAGAACAAGCTGCATGCGCTTGATGTAGTGGTGAAGGTGTTGAGAAATGACGCCAACCACTTGCAGCAAGCAGACGATAGATTGTTTACCACACTCAAGGAGTCGAGTAACCACTTTGAAAAAGAGATCGACAGGCTCAGAGAGTCAAGCCGATGAGAATACTGATTGTTGAAGACAGCCCAGAGCAACGGGTGCAAATCAAGCACGTTGCAGAGCAGTTAGGGCATTCCACTGACTGCGTTACCAGTGTAGAAGAAGCCTTACCGATTCTAGGTGAGGTAGACATGCTGATTGTCGATTGGGAAATGCCAGGCATCAGTGGTCTGGAGTTGGTGAAAAAAGCACGAAAATTCGGCTACCCAATCCCTATCATCATGGTCACGGTAAAAGGTCGCTGGGACGATTTATGCACGGCTGTCTCGGCAGGGGCCGATGCGTTTATGTCGAAACCCTTTGACAGCAAAGAACTCATTTTCCGTATTCAGACGGAAGAAGAACGGATTAAGCGGAAGAAGTGATGGCAAGACCAACCAAAATGACCAAATCGGTCATAGGAAAATTGGAAGAGGCTTTTATCTATGGCTGCACAGACTCCGAGGCTTGTGCGTATGCCGATATTCACCCCAGCACGCTGTATGACTACTGCAACTTGAATCCGGAGTTTTCCGAGCGAAAAGAGACGCTTAAGAATATGCCTACGTTTAAGGCGAAAAAGCTGATCAGTAACGCGCTTGATGACGATGATTTACAGACAGCTCACCGGGTTGTTGACCGCAAAGAGGGTACGCGAGTTAAACAAGAGTTAACCGGCAAGGATGGCGGACCGATTGATAACAAATGGACTGTGGAATTTGTAAATGCCTCACCTGAAGGTAAACAGGAAGCTTGAACCATTTCTGCTGAAATCGAAGCCGGTAAAGGTTGCGATTGGCGGCAGGGGCTCCGGTAAGTCAATCGGGTTTGGTGACATCTTCACAATGAAGATGGAAACAGAAAAGGCAGATATTTATTGCCTCCGTGAGTATCAAGATTCTGTTTTAGATTCCGTTCATCGCGTCTTTGTTGACTCAGTTAATGACCGGCTTCAACTGTCCGGGTGGGATATTCAGGAAAACAAGGTAATAGCGCCTACCGGAGCAAGAACGAATTACAAGGGTGCATCACGCAATCCTGACTCAATACAGTCAGCGCAGGGCTACAAGTATTCATGGTTTGAAGAAGCGCACAGAGCCAGTAAGGCGTCACTGGACAAGCTTCTCCCGACTATATTGCGTAACCCTGGCGCGGAATGCTGGTTTAGCGCAAACCCACAATCAAGTGGCGATCCATTTTCTCAGCGCTTCATTGTTCCTTATCAGGACGAGTTAGACCGGCACGGTTACTACGAGGACGACATACACCTGATTGTCGTCGTTAACTGGCGTGACAACCCGTGGTGGAATGAAGAGCAAGAGCGGCTCCGAAAATGGGACTTTGAGAATCGCCCCCGCGCTGAATACGACTGGATATGGGAAGGTCGATTCAACGACACGGTAGAGGGCTCAATCATCAAACAGGAGTGGTTTGATGCGGCACTGGACGCTCACAAGATAGAGCGCTTGCAAAGCGTATTCAAACCTACTGGTGCTGTAGTCTCTGCTCACGATCCAAGTGGTCAGGGTTCAGACTCAAAAGGTTATGCCTGCAGGCATGGGTCAATTATCAAAAAAGTCAGGGAAAAGACAGATGGTGACATTGATGACGGCTTTGATTGGGCTGTCGATGAGTCGCTGGAAGACAATGCCGATTGGTTCATATTTGACGCTGACGGCATGGGTTCAGGCGCGAAGCGGCAAGTTTCAGATGCATTTCGTGGTAAACGAGTTCAATACCATATGTTCAGGGGGTCGTTATCTGGCAGCGCTCAGGACAACGCAGAGAATGTTTACCTTCCTGTAAACGATAGCAACGGCAGTAAGCCAAAGACTTACATGGAAGAGTTCTTTAATAACCGGGCGCAGTATTATTTTGAGCTTGCCAGACGATTTGAGAACACTTATCGCTGTGTGGTGAAGGGGCAGTATATAGCGCCAGATGACATGATCAGCATTGATACTGATGGCGTGGATAACATCGTGAAGCTTCGAGCGGAGCTTTGCAGATTGCCTAGAAAGCCAAACGGCAGGGGGCTCAAACAAGTCATGTCAAAAGAAGATATGGCCAAGATGGACATTAAATCGCCAAACATGGGCGACAGCGTAATGATGACGATGTTCATGCCCCCAGCTGTTCAAGTACAGCCGAAAATACCTAGACCACTCAGACCAATGGGAAGATAGCTGATGCGCGAATTGCAGGATTTAAAAAAGCTGCATGACAAAGCCTATTCCCACGGCCAAGTCACGCGCGAAAAAGCCGCTGACGACATGCTGTTTTATTGGGTTACGCAGTGGGACGACAACGTACTGGGTGAGTCTCAACTGCAGTATCGCGGTGAGTTCAACATTCTGCGTAAGGCTGGTCGTCAAATCATTTCCGATCTGCGTGCCAACCCTATCCAGATTGACTTCAAGCCCAAGGATGATAACCGTGATGACGGCGCTGACTTGCTTGACGGCCTGTATTTGACCGATGACCGCGTAAATACCACGCTTGAAGCGTATGACAACGCTCAGAGCGAGGCTGTGGTGTGTGGTGTGGGCGCTTGGGAGCTTTACACCGACTACCAGACCAATCGTGCCGGTGATGAAAATCAGGTGATTCGTCGTCGCCCATTATACGAAGCGAACAACAACGTATTCTGGGATCCCAACGCCAAGCGCATGGACAAGTCAGATGCAAAGTATGTGTCTATTCTGACAGCATACAGCAAAGACGGTTATTGCGACCTGGTTCACGAGTTGACCGGCGAGAACAAAGACGAGGTGGATGTTAGCTCTTTTGCCACGCCGGAGGATGCAGGCGTGTTTGGTTGGGCCGATACCAAAAATGAGCTTTATTACGTCGCCACCATGTACTGCAGGGAGAAAGTCAAAGATAAGGTTTTGACGCTCGCTGATCCGTTCGGTCAGGTGTTAACGCTGCGCGAGTCCGATCTGACTGACATCATGGATGAGCTTCTTGATGCAGGCTATGAAATCACCGGCGAGAAAGACATCAAGCGCTGGAAGGTCACAAAATACATTGTGTCCGGCGCTGACGTGCTTGATGAAAGCGAGATTGCCTCAGAGCATATCCCGGTCGTGCCTGAGTACGGCGAGCGTGCCTTTGTTGGTGGTGAGGAAGTGTACGAGGGTGTCACTCGTTTAGCGAAAGACCCTCAGCGGCTGCGTAACTTCCAGATGAGCTACCTGGCCGATATTGTAAGCCGTAGTCCAAGACGCAAGCCTATCTTCACTGCCGATCAAATCACCGGCTATGAGTTCATGTATGAGGAAGCTGGGCCGGATAGTAACTATCCTTACCTGCTGCAGAACCGTTTCGACAGTAACGGCGGTCAACTTCCAGTAGGCCCAGTGGCAGAAATGCCAGAGCAGCCTATCCCTTCTGCGTTAATGGCGTCGATGGAACTGTCACGCCAGGCGGTAGAGGACGTGGCGAATCCCGGCGTGCCCCAAGACATTGCCGACCCTGATTTGTCAGGCAAAGCGGTCATGGCGCTGCAGAACAGACTTGACCAGCAATCACTGGTCTATCAGCAGAACCATAAACACGCGAAACGCCGTGATGCTGAAATCTATGCATCAATGGCTTCATTCATTTATGACGCGCCACGCACTGTCACGCTGACACTACCGGATGGCACCACTAAGACAGCCAAAATCATGGAGTCAGTCATAGACCGTGAGACTGGCGATATTGTGGTGCTGAACGACCTGACCAACGCTGAGTTTGAGGTCTATGCTGATATTGGCCCAAGTTACAACAGTAAGAAAGAGCAGACCATTGAGCAGTTGGGCGCTATGGCTCAGATGGTTGCGCCGAGCGATCCGGCACTGATGAAAGCGCTGATGCTGAAACAGTTGACGATGGTTGACGGCGTGGCAATGGATGACATCCGTGAATATGCCAGCAAGCAGTTGCTACTGTCCGGCTTCCGCCAACCAGAAGATGAGGAAGAAGAAGCTATTCTTGCTCAAGCGCAGCAACAAGGCTCACAGCCTGATGCAGCCACGCTTATGGCTATGGCTGAAATGGAGAAAGCGAAAGCTGACCAGATGCAGCAGCAGCGAGAAACGGTTAAAGACCAGGCTGATATTCAAAATCAACAGGCCAAGTCACAGATTGACCTGTTCAAGGCGCAAACTGACCGGGCAAAAGTCCAGGTCGATGCTGAGGAAGCTGGTGCCACAATCAACCTCAAGAATATTGATGCATTCGGCAAGCAGCTTGATAACCGGATGAAAGCCAGTCAGTTGATGAGTCGAAGGCTTACGGCATAAAAACACAGAACTCCCAATAGAAACCCGCCACTGAGCGGGTTTTTTATTGCCCGATTTTTACTGAGGCGACCAGGTTAAACGCGCACCTTACTTGTGAGGTTTTCACAAGGTTAATCGTTACCATGCGAGGCAAGAAAATGGCAAAAACTCTGGAACAGTTAAAGGAAGAAAACGCGAAGTTAGAAGCAGAAGCCGCAGCCAATCCGCAAGAGGCTGTAGAAGATGAGCCAGAAGCTCAGGACGAGGGCTTAGAGGCTGAAACTGATGACCAAGCGGCAGAATTACCCGCCGAAGAAGGTGAGTCTGATGCGGATCAAGACAAACCCGATGAGGAAGGTAAGGAAGCAGAACCTGAGGACTGGATGAAACCCGATGATGACCAGACATCATCAGGTAGTGATCGCAAGTTTACCGACAGCGATATTGCGGCGGCTAAAAACAAGCTCAAAGCAAAGCTGCAACGTAAGCACGACGAAGAAACCGAGAAGCTAAAAGCACGACTCAAAGAGCTAGAGCAAGGCAAGCAGCCCGACCTGCAAAAGCCCAAGCGTGACCAGTTCCTTGACCATGACGACCCGGATGAGGCATTTGCCGAAGCCGTGGCCGAGTGGAAGTGGAACCAAAAGCACGCAGAAAGCCAAGCGGAGCAGGCAGCAAAAAATGCCGAGCGCAAGCGAATTGAGCGCATGCAGGAGGTTTCTCAGGGCGTCGATGAACACTACCAGCGGGCGGTCACATTGGCCGAGGAAAGCGGTATCAGTGCTGAAATGTATCAATCGGCAGACTATCGAGTACGTCAGGCAGTTGATGATGTGTTTGAGGGGGCCGGTGACACGATTACTGACGCGCTGATTAGCAACCTGGGGAAAGGTTCAGAGCGGGTGTTTTATAACCTTGGCGTTAATAAAGCGCGCCTCTCTGAACTGCAATCACTGCTTAAAGCAGACCCATCAGGCATCAAAGCCGCTGTCTTTCTCGGTGAACTGAAACACGACCTAACCGCACCCAAAAAACGTCAATCCAACGCTCCACGCCCAGCTCCCCAAGCAGACGGTGATGCTGCTGTGACCCAATCGGCTAAGGCGCTCAAGTCGAAGTATGACAAAGCGCACGCCAAAGGTGACAGTCAGACAGCCTTTAATGCCAAACGGGAAGCGAAGCAAGCGGGCGTTGACACATCTAAATGGTAATGAGGAACCGATATGGCAACTTTAACTACAGGTAAGATGGCAGAAGTTCTCCTGGAGAGCGCCGTCGATACATATGAGCATCAAATGCAGATGCTCCCCTTGGTCACTCGCTTTGAGCCTAATGCGGGCGACCTTCAAAACTCTGGCAACGCTGTTTGGCGTCCAGTGCAACAACATGCCCCAATCATTGATGGTTGGGATTTGAGTTCAAGCAAGACTGGCATCATCGAAGAAACTTATCCTGCCATTCTGGGTACGCCGAAAAACGACTTTGTTGAGCTGCGTGCCGATGATATGCGTGATAAGACCTTCTGGGAGCGTCGCGGTGAGCAGTCCGGTAAACGTCAAGCCACTGAGCTGAATAAAGGCTTGGCTGAACTTATCACTACATCCGGATCTCTGTTCTATCGCACCAGCGCCACCAGTGGCTATGACGCGATTGCAGAAGCAGGTGCAATGCTGGATGAACGGCAGAAAACTGCTGACCAATCCCGCTACGCTGTTATCAATGACCGTGACTATCTGGCTTATGGCTCAGACTTGGCTGCTCGTCAAACTGTGCAGGGTCGCCCTGAAACAGTATGGGCTACCGGTCAGATCGGCCAGAACGTCGCGGGCTTTGAAGGTGTCTATAAAGGCTCGTTCTTGCCTAACCTGACAGGTGGCGCTGCGCCGACTGTTGCGGTAACGGCTGACGTGTCAGAAGCGCCAGAAGCAGGTTCAGTGAATAACGCAACAGGTCAGGTTACTAACGTGGATTACCGCGTTGCGACCATCGCTGTGGATGACTCATCCGGCCTGAGCGTAGGCGACAAAATCAAGTTCACTAACGGCTCTGATGATGTTCAGTCTGTCGGTCTTGCAGATAAAACCCCAACTGGTCAGGCCATGACATTTACTGTTGTCGCAAAACCCAACGGCACATCGATCAAGGTTTATCCGAAACCGATTGCCCTGGATGATTCAAGCCTCAGCGATCTGGAAAAAGCGTATGCCAACATTGATACGCAAATCCTGAATACTGCAGATGTGGTTCGCTTGAATACTGACGCCAGCAAAAAGTCAAACATCTTCTGGACCAAAGACTCAATCGAAGTGATGACCGGTGAAATTCCGGCTGAACTGATGAAAGAGTTCGGCGGCATGAAGGTGATCAGCGCGACCATGAGCAACGGTCAAATCATGTACCTGGTTTACGACGGCAACATTGAGAACATGACGTTCCAATGGCGCTTGTTCACCTGGTACGGCCTGACCAATGCTGATCCATCAGCAAACGGTGTGTTTACGACTTTCTCAGCGTAAACCAAATCAGGGAGCCTTTCGAGGCTCCCTTTTCTTTATGCGAGGTGAAACATGGCGATTGTTCTTTATAAACCAGGCAACACGCACGTTGTGCGAGGCATTAAATGTGAAGCAGGCCGGTTTGAAGTCAACGAATTGGAACACGCTCTGTCTTTGGGTTGGAAGAAAGACCCGAAACAGGTTGCAGGTGAAGTAGCGCAGGAAGATACTGCTACCGAGACCGAGACCGAGACCGAGACCGAGACCGAGACCGAGACCGAGAGCAATGGCGATGTTGTATCTCTGGATGAGGCAGATCGGGAAACGCTCAAGGCTTATGCCAAGCAAATCGATCTCAAGCACGCGGCCAATATCGGCACCGACAAGCTGCGTGAAAAAATCCGCGAAGCGCTGGACGCATAAGCAATGTCTCAGAATCTCAAGGTTGATCGCATTAACGCTGCTTATTCAAAACTACGGATAAGCGGCGTTACTGTCGATCCAACGCCAGAGGATTTGGAACTGGCGCTGCAGGAACTTGAAAACATGATGCATGAAATTAACATCAGCATCGGCTACAACTTCGAGGATGAGCCAGACCCAAACAGTCCGCTTGGTGTGGATCGAAAATACTGGAACATGATCAACACTAACCTGGCTGTCCGCTTAATTGCCGACTTTAACAAGGCCGTGCCGCCCACGCTGATTGCACAGGCAAGCCAGTCAATGTCATCTGCTTTGAGCTACGCAGCGGCAGATAGAGTGCGTCAGGTGCAGTATCCATCACGCATGCCACTGGGTAGCGGTAACACAACCCGTTTTGGCCGCTGGTATCGCTTTTCCCATCCTGTGCAACTGCCGCCGAACGACAAGGATACGGTTATCGTGCAGCCGGGCGATGTGAGCAATTACCGCGCTGATTTCTCAGCCTATCTCGGTGAGGATGTGATTGATAGCTTTGAGATTGAAGCCACTGACGGCCTGACCGTGAACTCAAGCAGTAATGATAGCCCGGTGATTAACTATCGCATCACGGTGGCAGAGGGTGCGCAGGTCTGGCAACAGGTGAAAATAACCATCACCACTGACACAGGGCGCATTGATTACCGTCTGGTTAACTTTGAGGTTCAAGCGTGAGATCACAAATCAATCTGATTAAAGGCGACAAGGTTTCGCCGGAGACAGATTACCGTGACGCACTGCCTAAGAATATGTATGGCGTGCTGCGCCCGATGTTCGGCGCTGCAGGCTACATGCTCCAACATGAGGGGTTGCGCGAGTACGGCACCGGCGTAGGCAAAGACCGGGGCGGTGTCTGGAATGAGCGCCTATCCAATCATTTTCGGGTGTCTGCCGGCCAGTTTCTGGTTGTAAGAGAAAACGGTTCAAATCAGCGTTACGGAAAAATCCCCGGCACTGAGCAGGTTGCCATGCCGTATTCATTCAACACGCAGGCGATTATTGCCGGTGGCAATTTCTACCTGTTCGACTTTGATAGCGGTTTTCGCCAGGTCACTGATTCTGATGTAGGCAGTCCGATTGATGGCGTATGGGTCGATGGGTATTACTTCCTGACCGATGGTGAGTTTCTTTATCACACCGACATCAACAACGAAGAAGCTATTTCACCAAACAAGTTTGCCACGTCTGAGTTCTCACCCGATCCAACGCTGGGCGTAGGCAAAACATCAGACAACAAGGCAATAGCATTTAACCGGTACACCACTGAATATTTTGCCAACCAGGCAACGGAGAATTTCGCTTTTCAGCGTATTCAGTCGCGTGCAGTCAAGATTGGCATTGTGGCAACGCACGCCAAGTGTGAGCTGAATGACAAGTGGTATTTGCTTGGCGGGCGCAAGGAAGGCGCTTTAGGGGTTCATGTTCTGGGCGTCGGCTCCAGTAAGCAGGTATCTACCCGCAGCATAGACAAAATCATTGGCGAATATGACGAGGCAGAGCTTGCTGATGTGCGGCTTGAATCGCGCTCTCAGGATGGCATGTCTTTCATTTACGTTCATCTGCCCGACCAAACGCTGATGTTCAACGAAACACTGGCCGCTTCTGCTGGTATCGATCAGGCATGGTCTGTGATTACCGGTGGAGACTCTATCCGGCCATGGCGAGGCATCAACGGCTTGTATGAGCCGCGCCTGGGTGAGTGGGTGTATGGCGATAAGGAAGACCTGCGAATCGGCATTCTGGACGAGTCAGTAGTCACGCAATACGGTGAACTCGCTGAGTGGGAGCTTTATACCCCGTTCATGTATCTGGATAAGCAGTCAGTTGATGAACTGGAAATTGAAACCATCCCCGGCCACACCGCTGAACCCGGCGCAACTGTATTCATATCATTGACCTATGACGGTATTACTTACGGCAAGGAATGGACGCTGAACTACGGTCAGCCCTACGAGTACCGGACGCAATTCATTATTCGCCGCCTAGGCATTATCAGGAACTGGGTGGGCGTGAAGATGCGCGGCATTACTGAGTCACGCATGGCGTTCAGCAGAGGGTTTATCGAGCATGGTTAAGCCGGTAACGCAAGATTTTATCGGGCTGGACTTGTCGGCTGACGAACTGCGGGAGCTGACCAACTGGCCTGAGCCTGTGATTAATGCCTTTATTTCGCTGGCACAGGACTTGATCACCACCGCACAGAGCATTGACTCAAACATAATGCAGGTTGGCACAGGAAGCCCGGAGGGGTCAGTGACAAGCAACAAGTCCCGCCAGTATTTCGATAGTAGCGCTGGCACGTTGTACATCAACCCGGCAGTCGGGGCAGATAGTGGCTGGGTCGCAGTTTAAACCGGCAGCGCCGAAGCATGGCGTGTTTTTCAACGAATGTTACTGGTGCGTGCAGTACCAGGATAAAGAGATTTATTTCACTTTTGCGCAGCGGGGCAAAGCTATGGCAGCCCACTTCTCAGCAAGTAGAGAAGATTTAAGACTGATCAAACCAGCAATAGAAGCCTTTATCAGCTGGATTTTTGCCGAATATCCGTGGTGCCGAATGATTTTAGCGACGATTAAAAAGCCCAGCGTCAAAAGGCTGGTAGAACGGGTCGGATTTGAGCATG